TCTCGTCAATAAACAACGCGCCAGTGCCATTAGTCGAGATGGCTACGTTATTTGCTGATGGCAAATAAACGCCATTTGTCGGAACAACACTGCTAGAAGGAATCAGCGCTGCTCCAGTGACATTGCCCGTAGTAACGACATTCTGCCCGCCAAAATCAGGACTAATTTTTGTACCAGCAATCGCAGCGCTAGCGTTTACATCCGCATTAACAATGGTGCCATCAACAATGTTGGCACTGGCCACTGTCACGCCACTAGGCAATGCTCCAAAGCCGAGTTTACTTGGAGCAATCGCAGCACTTGCGTTAATGTCAGCATTAACGATGGTTCCATCAGCAATCATCGTGCTGGTGACAGTGCCCGTATCTCCAGTGGTAATTACAGTGCCAGTGACATTGGGGAAAGTAATCGTACGATCAGCAGTGGGATTGGTCACTGCTAATGTTGTTTCAAAACTATCGTCCGAACTTCCTTCAAAAACAAGGCTGCCACTAGGGCTAATTAGAAGCTCTCCAGTGAGAGTGCCGCCAGACTTAGGCAGTGCAGCATTGGCAAGGTCATAAGCGCTCTTCACTGCAGTAGAAGAAGCGATAGTGGTAGAGCTTGTAGTGCTAGTTGAATCACTAACTTTGCTCTGTAAGCCAGCGGAAGTGACGGCCCTCACTGCATCACTACCAGCTTGCGTTTCAGCGTTGGTGGCAAGTTCAACTAGGCCAACAGTGCTAGTTGTGCCAGAAGGCGTAAGATTGACAAAAGCGCTGCCAGTGTAATAATTAAGACCAGGTGTTGTCAGGCTATTATTCACCCACAGTTCGCCCGTTGAATTGCCAGCGCTGCCAGCGGGACTTGCATTGGGGGCGCCAGCTCCTACGTGAACAGGACCCACTTTTACCACATTTCCTGCACTGTCCTTAAAGAACATTGCAGGAGTGCCAGATGCAGTGTTGATGGCAATTTGTCCATCTGCAAGCCCCGAAGCAGTGGGGCGCTTGTCAGCAGTGGACGAACGAAGATGCTTAAGAATGGAAGCCATAGCAATGGAAGCCGAGCCAAAATGGCGGCATTAACATTGCCTCATTCTAAAGCTAAGTATATTCGCCTTCGTCTATTTCAGCGTTTGTGTCGTTGATAATGTGATCAATGTCGGACCATGCAGTGTAATAAAAAGCCTTGCTTGTTTTTACCAATACTTGACCGTAGTCACCATAAGGAGGAATTTCTTTTCCTGCATAGACAAACTTGTCGTGCATTTACCTTCTCCTTGCATGATGATCAATACGAACCATCATCAACAGTGCCAATGTTCATGATGCCAGTGCCAGATGCAACAACAATTTCCGAAGACCCCCTCACAATGCCAGTGGTGCTAGCCGTGGCAAGTTGCACCCTTGCCCACAAAAGTTCATTTAAATCTTCCTGACTGGCCACACCAGATGCCACTGGAGACAATGCACTGCCATCAACCAGCACGTCTTGGTCGCCAACGCCAGCCACTGCACTGCTTAAATTGACCCTAGTCCAAGATGCACCCACGCCTTGTGATAACACCCAGTTACCAATGGAAAGGCTTTCAGTTGGCGCAGGAGCAGTGCCCGTTCCTGATGCCGTGACAATCAAATAGACGCCATTGTTGGTGGTATTCGGAGCGGAAAGCGCTTGTCCAACAGTAAGTCCAGCTTCAATGCCATAACTATTAATGCTTTCAACTACATTGCCAGAAGCGTTATAAGTGCCACCAAAACGAAGGTTAATTTGAGTGGGGCTACCATAACCAAGATTCAGCCAATAACCATTGGGAACAGGCGCCACTTCACCCACCCAGATATAAGCAGAACGGTCATTAGGATTGATCCACCATTGACCAGCAAATTCAGGAGTGGGGGCACTTTCACTAACTTGTGCAATGCCATAATCAGCAAGTTGCGAAGCCGTGACGCTATTGTCGGCTAAAAATGCGCTTCCAAATGTGCCAGTGGTAATTTTACTTGCGTCTAAATCTGGAATATCTGAAGCTACCAACGCGGCATTTGCAGAAACAATATGCCCTTGAGCATCAATAGTAATTGAGCCAGTGTATGATCCTGCAATGGCTGCATTTGTGTGGCTAATTTCACCAGTATCATCCACTGATAAACCAGCGCCTGGATAAACAGCGCCTTTATCTACACTGGTAGCAATGGGCAGGTCTGAAGAGACAAGCGCTCTAAATGATGGGGTGCCAGTATCTCCACTAGAAGGACCAGCAAAAACACTATTAACAGCTTGATCATCAAGAGCGCTAGTGATTGTGGCAGAGAAATTATCTGGATAGCTAACAGTAAAAGCAATGGGAGAGGAATCAGCAAAGCTAATTGAATTAATTGCAGCTTGCCGCTCCCAAGAATCGCCGTCCCACGTATATTCAAAATACGTGGCAGTGTCAATGTATTGCTGGCCAATGAAATCACCAGACGCTGTAGGTGCTCCATTGTCAACAATGGTAGATGAATTATCTCCTATTTTTGCTGCGGTGATTGCATTGTCGGCTAATTTTTCAGTGGTAACGGCACTTCCAGAAATAGCCGCCGTGACAATGCTTTCACTTCCATAGCTATCAAAAGTGAGAGAACCAGACGCAATGTTAACACTGGTAATAACGCCATTATCAATATATCCCGAACCAACAAGATTTAAAACAGCAAGCGAGCCAAGCTCAAGAGCCGAACGAGCATCACTTGCGCTATTGCCACTTGCAATTAGACTCCGCGAATAAGCAGGGAATGGCGACACGTCATAAGTGTCAGCGCCTGTTAAATAAATAAGCTGATCTGCGCTAGTAGAAAGCCCAGCGATAGAGGCGAGACCAGCATCATATGCTTGTACGTCTGTGCCAATTGCAAGACCAAGATTTGTGCGGGCGTCAGAAGCAGTAGAGGCGCCAGTACCTCCATCAGCAATGGCAAGATCAGTGATGTCGGAAATGGTGCCGCCGCTAATTGCAACGCTTCCCGCATTTTGTAGTGCAATGTCTCCAAGTCCTAAAGAAGAGCGAACTGCTGCTGCATCAGCTCCAGAAGCAATGGTGCGCCCAAATGATGAAAGCGTTGTAGAAGCTAATACTCCCGACGCAGAAGAATAAATAATTTCATCGGCTGCTGTATAAAGTTCTGCAACGCCAGAAAGAACGGGACTATAAGCCTGCACGTCGCTGCCAATAGCGAGTCCAAGATTCGTACGAGCATCTTCTGCGGTAGATGCGCCAGTGCCGCCATCTTCAATGGCTAAGTCAGTGATACCAGAAATTGTTCCGCCAGAAATATCGGCGCTAGAACTAGCAATCGTTACTCCACTAATTGTTCCGCCACTGATTACAACGCTGCCTGCATCCTGCGTGGCAATGGAGCCAAGTCCAATGGTGGAGCGAATGCCACTGGCAGTGCTTCCGCTAATAACTTCTAGACCAACAGTGCCGACATTTGCGGCCTCAATAACTCCAGAAGCCGAGGAATAGATGAAGACATTGGCTGTATCAAAAGCAATTACTGTTTGATCAAGCACTGAATTGTATGCCTGCACATCAGTGCCAATGGCAAGCCCAAGATTCGCCCGAGCGCCCGAAGCAGTGGACGCGCCAGTGCCTCCATCGTCTACGGCAAGATCCGTGATGCCGCTGATCGTTCCTCCACTAATCGTTACATCGCCAGAGATGAAGGTGACACCGCTAATGGTGCCCCCAGAAACCACAACGCTTCCTGCGTCTTGACTGCTGAGTGTCCCAAGTGTGGGAAGTCCAGACAGGCTTGCATAGGTGCCGCTAGTCGCCACTGGAGCAAGCCCAGTAACGCTGCTCGCTGCAATAGCAATCGTGATGCCAGTGGCGGCTGTGATGACACCCTTACTATTGACTACAAACTGAGCAACAGTAGCCGCGTCACCATAAGTGCCAGATGCTACACCAGTATCGCTTAGAACGTCATTGGAAAGCTTTGTAACAGAAGCTTGATCAAGCTTGCTTAGATCAATAAAGCTTGACGGAGATCCGCTAATGCCATAGTTTAGGATATTGGCTACTGTAATTTTCTTCGTTTCAGCAGCGCTAATATCAACAATGGGCAGTTCATCTGCCTGAGAAAGATCAACAGAGAGTGCATTAAGTTCAGAAATGCGAACAGCCATTGTTAATCGTCCTCTTGCAGTACGCCCAGTTCTTCAAGCGTAGATTCATTGCCAATGCTAACATTATCTTCGGTGGTTAAGTCAACGGGGCTATCGCCAGAGCGCAGCTTAAACTCTCCAGCAGTAATGAAATCAAAACTGCATTCTGCAATTTGATCGGCTCTCATTGTGAATGCCGACCTAGACAAAATGCCTTGTAGCTCATAATATACGCCTTCAAAAGCAGAATAGCCAGGGGGCTGGGGAGGGCCTGGCTCTAAAATATAAAACTTACCCTCGAATCGACTTCCCACTTCCACTTTTTGAATGAGTTCAGCAAGGGCAAGAGGAATTTCCTCATTGTCCATATTTTTAAAGCTGAACAAACAATCAACACTGCCATTGCCTGTAATGGCACTAGCAGAAAATCCTCTAAACTTTTCTCCCAATGCAGTGGTATCAATTGCTTCACGGTCAGTGGAAATCGTAAATCCCTGGACTTCACCTAGGGTGTTGTAACTACCAGGGAGAAGATCAATGGTGACAGGCCAAGGAACTTCACCTTCGCTCTTGCTTAATGGCACTGCCAAATATCTTGCGTCAGGATTGGCAATGGCATCGCCAAAATTTCTATACATGCGGATGGCTCCCATTGCATCCACATTGGCAAAGAATTCTAACGGACCAACACTTGCACCAGGATCATCAATGTAAGTGGTATTGGCAACGTTTGTATAAAATCTAAAAGGAAGCCCCCTTGAGCTGGTGCCATTGATCCTGATGCGATCACCAGTGGTTATTGTGCCAAAATCAAGGTCAAGCCCTTGCAACGTGCTAAGAGTGAATCGTTTTCGCCCGTAAACAATATCTGCTGGGTTGATTTGCAGATCAAATTGATGAGCGCCGCCTACACGCTTAAATTCAATGCTGCCATAATGACCAGCAAAAACCGTCATTTTATTACCTCAAAATCAAAGCCTACTAACAGTAGGCTTCCAAGGCACATCAAGGAACGCACCATCAATGGTAAAACTGGTATCAACAGTGACCACTTCTCCGTAGCTCACGCCAACGCTTGCGCTAGTAATATAGGCATTAAATATAAAATTGGTTTTCCACAGTGCGCCACCACCAACGTCTTGAGTAGCTCCAGACGTACTTCCGTCCACTGCAAGATTCATAATCACCTGAGGCGCCGTACCGCGCGGAAACAAAATATCTACAAGTTCAAAAATATCTTTCTGACGATTCTCTCCCCTATTAGTGATATCGTCTTCGTAAAACAATAAAGTGGCACTGCCCTCTCCCGATGTCATGCCTGGTGAAACAGTGCGAACAGTGTCACCAAGGGCAGTCGTTTCAATGGTTTCGCTATTGCTAGTCAAAGACCATGAACGAATTTTCGCAATGCGATATTTATCTTCAAGAATTTCCCGTTCGCTATCCACCCCGCGAGTCGCAACGGTGCTGAGACCTAGATTCGAGGTGACATCTATGATGTTTTTGTTTTTATCAAGATAATAAAACCGCACAACATCACCAGCCTCGTAATTTGTGCCGTTGGAGATAACAGTAAATACAACTTGCCTAGATGCCTGAGTGGCATTAATACTACGATCAGCGCGAACTTTTGCCCCGCGCCCATCGCCAACAATGTTCCTTACACCGTAGGAGCCATTTTTTTCAACGGTTACGCCAACGGGTACAGTAGCAGTGTAATTACCTTGAATACCTTTGTCTTGACTGCGGGCAATATAAATGCGCCCGTTATTGCCCGTGTAAATCATGGCGAAGATAGAAGCTTATACGCTCATTCTAATCATAACAATCACTCTTCAACGAATTGACTTGCATCAACAATCCGTTTCGCAATGAGAGAAATGCCACTATTGTCAGTAGGATGCTCTACTGCCTTTACAGTGACAATCCCTTCCTCATCCATTTCTACGTCAATCACCCTTGCTGAACGCTTTGAAAGCTTAGAAGATTTTCTTCCCACTGCAAACAAATAGCCTTCATATTTAGCCAATGAATCAGCAATGCCATTGCGAACAAGCACATTCTGCTTGTTGAATGTATTCTGCTTGCCGTTATAAAGGAAGAAGTCATAAAGACTGCCGCCAGCTTTTTCAGGAAGCTCTCCGCCAATGGGGAGATTAAGCTCTCCTCCAGTCAAAATGCTGCCAGTGTGCAAGTCGTCCCATGTTTCCTGTCCAATGTCAATATACACATAAGAGCCAGGAGCAATGGAAGCCTCTGAAGGTAGTGTTTGTAGCTCATACGCTTTTCTTGATAAATTACGCATCAGACACATAAGTCTTGCCACGTACACAGCCTGATTTCGCGTGGTAACAAATTGAGACAAGTCGAGGGTTTCACGAATGCACAATGCTTCGTTCGCGCTCTTGAGTCTCAATGTCACGCTTTCATTGCGAGGAAAATATTCATCGCTTTCCGAATCCCTGTAAATAGCCGTGACAATCACATCTTGCGTGGATGCCCCGTAATCTACAAATTCTTCCTTGTAAGATCCCTCAAGAATATTGCCTTGATTGAACAATGTAGAAATGGGAAGCGGCCTGTCTGATAAAATTCTTCCATTTCCATCGGCTGGCACAGAAGGCACAAGAGTGGTTTGTCCTCCAATCGTGGCAAGCTCTAACAGGCTAAATGCAGAAGCTTGCGCCCAAAACTCTCGCCATGATTGAGGATCAATAATTGCTCCATCCATGAAGAGCTTATTGCGCTGACAAAAAGCTTGAGCTTCTGCAAGACGTGGCATGTTGATGGATTCAATGCGAGCATATTGTCCAATACCATTATCCTTGTCTAAAACAGTATCAATGAAGATTTCTGGTGCATAGCTAGACGATCTAGCTTTTGGCGATGCAACAAAAGCATCCACTTGAGCAGCAGAAGCATAATTATTGGCATTGTTGGAAAGCGCTCTTACTTTCTTGCCTTTTTCCACCCATACTGTTACGTCCCGCAAATCTTGAAATCCACGTCCCGCAAAAGCATGTACTGCCAGAGTAGACAAGCCTCGATACAGTGAGGCGTTGTAATCGCTCCATTTGTCCTTCAATTGCTCATTAACTGCAGCAATCGTAAGTTCTGGCGCTTGCTCATAAGAATATCTTGTCTGAGTACGCACGTCATAATTGAACAGTTCCCATTCCATTGAATCTTTGGGGCCTTTATTCAATGGAGGCCATGCGCTAAAGGGAGTGACAACAAAGCCATTGAATTCAATGACAATATTATTTACGCCAGGAGCATTGCTGCTATTTAATTGACGCTTTCTGCTGTTGGCATTGACGTAGGCATAACCAACAAAATTAATTCCCCTTCGACCAGCTTCCGCTTCTGGATCCGTCACGGGAGTCAAGCGAATTTTCCATTCAGCCGTACCTCCTCCTAGCTTGATAAAGCGAAAGTAGGTGAAAATATCCTGCTGAACAGACCCTCTAATGCAAAACACATAGGGAATGGTCTTGTACTGGTCATTATCTAATGCATATTCACAAGTGAACATTGCAGTGCGAGGTTGTTGACCATTTTCCCCATTCTTATATCCATAGTCATCCTCATCGGTGCCATATTTCCGTTGACGGCCATTGACCTGCCTAAAGAGCTGAAGCTTTAGCGAAAGCTCAATTGCTTCGCATTTTGTCACCGAAGAATAAGCTGCCTGATCAATGCGAGCCAGACATTTAGTGCCATTGCGCTCTAGAACGCTGCTATAAAGTATGGGGCTGTTGTCTATTTTTTCTTGCAGTGCATCTATTTCTGTTTGCAGTGTTTTTATCTTCTGCTGTAATCCTTTGCGCTTTTCCCTTAGTTCCTTTTTCTGTTTTCGATCATAAAAGAAACTTGCATCTAGGTCTTCGTTGATATCTGTTATTTGCTGCTCAAGAAGAACAATGCTTTTCTCTTTTTCCGAAATCTGCTCTAACTGCTTAACTCTATCTTGATCTGCATCTTTGCCATTCCACGCTTCGTCATAATCAATGCTTGGCATCGGCCCCGACGTTTCACAAACTAACGTCGCCTTAAGAGAACTAAATTCAATTTCTCCGCGCCTATCGTCTGTATAAGCTACTTTCTTTGCCCTAAAAATGGCTCCGCCAAGTTTATACAAAGACCCGTCATCAAATACTGCTGCCGCATTCCTTAAGATACTTTCAATTGCCTCGCGCCCATCTGCTCCTTTTAATTTGTTGCTAGTAGTGCTAAGAATAGTAACGACAATCTCCCCGCCCTCAGGGAAGTTAGGGCGATTCTTGGTGCCTTCCCAGTATCCTTGAGTGCCATTAATTGTAATGGGGACAAAATCAGTGGGGTCTCGCCCGCCATTGCCTTTCAGCTCAATTGCCTTCGTGTTGATGGGGACAATGCCAGTAATGCTGCAAGTGTTACTAGTGGTTGGAGCATAAGACTGACTAAAGCCCTTCTTATTGGCTTTGGCATGAGACAATGCAGCGGTGGTAACATTTGCAGAGTTGCCATACCACGTAGGATCCTCTTTAAAGGCATTAGCAGCAATGCCTCCAATGGGAGTAAAATCTTGGTAGCTAGTGGGGCCATTATCGCTGAAATATAACCATGCCTTGCTTCTCACCACTTGATCAAAAGGAAGTTGCCCCACTGCAGTTCGTTCGGGCTTGATTTCTTCAATAGTGGATGCCCCAATGGAAAGCATGAGCTGCATGAACTGCGAACCGCCATAGCTCAATACAGCGCTCCATAGAAGCAATGTGGAAAGTCTGACGCCACCATTACGGTTTTGATCCGTGTTGGTATAGACAAGCCCCACTGGCTCCCCATAGCGAGAAACTTCTTGAACACCATTAAACCCAAAACGTGGCACTGCACGCTGCTCTCTAGTGTTACGTCCTTGCCCTCTTGGTTGTTCTGGCTGTGGAGCAAGCAATGCTGCCGCCACTTGCAAGATGGTGCCAATAATAGTAAGGACTAATGCAACAGTTCCAGCTTCATTCCTGGCGTCAAAAATAGTGCCTTGTTTCGCGTCAATATATTCTTGCTTTGCACAAATAAAATCTAGATATTCTTGCTTCGTTACACCAAGCGCTTCAATTAAACCATGTTCATAAGGAAGCAGCGGGCGATCATTAGAACTATTCCCCGCCATCCTTCTTGCCCCAATAAAGACGTATTCTAGGCAAATTATACAACTTCGCCCTCACAACTTTCTCCCCCGCCGAGATGAACAGAAAACTATCATCATCAACAACTGTACCTAAAGCCAGTCCTCCAATGTTGCCGCATAAATAACCCATAGCCCCAATGCGGACATCACATTGATCTGCATTTTCTTTCATCCATCGTGCAATCAATGCGCCAGGGAATTTCTCTTCCTCCCATTTCTCATATATCCATTCAAAATCTTGCGAATAATCATAAAGACCAAGCCTTCTTCTTGCTTCGCTCATTAGCTGCAAACAATCAGTGGCTCCTTCGTTAGGCTTTTTCCTCCATTGATACGGAAGGCCAATTAAATCATTGAAACAAACAAAGCTCATCGCAATGAAATTTCTGCATTTGTTGGTAATGGCCCGACTAAACTGCGAGAAAAAGTAGTGCGAGGAAATTGTCCGCCCACGCTATCCATTGAGCTTCTAAATCGCATTTCAATGGTAGTGTCGGAAAAAGCAGAGCCAATGCCAATATACTGCTCCGTATAGGACGCTCCCGTGAATGCATTTACGGCATTAAGCCAGTAAGTAGTCAAAGTGAGACGACTGAGCCTGTTTCCATTACCTTGCTCCACGATGCGCATAGCAAATGCATCATTTGGCAGCAAAAGCTGCATCATTGCATTGTCTCCGCCAATATTGGCTACGGTTCCTTCAATGCGAAACGGAGCGAAAGTATATTTGACACTACTTCCTGGCACTTGTTTCGTTTCGCCAATGAAATAATTCTGGTAGTGGTTTGTGCTGGTCTTATTGCCATTACTGTCGTACATAATTAGCTCAAAGAATTGAGCTGCACGAATGGTTGTCATACTAAATCTCCAATTAAAGTAATAGAAATGGTGCTAAGCGCTAACACTGTACTTTCTACTCGTGGAGAATCAGCATAAAACCATCTCACATTGGGAATAGTGCGGAAGTTGTCAAACGTTGTTTCCTGTTTGTATCCAGAAAATAATCGCTGGGGAATGCGAAATCCTTCAGTGGCGCCATATTGACCATGGTAGTGATCAAAAATAGTATTAAGCACCCCTTCATCTACATTTTCAAACGTTAGCTCAAGCGTATAGCCCGAAGCTTTATTGCCAAAGCTTCTGCGAACAGTTTTACCAGACAAGCTTGTATAAGACTTTACTGGATAGACGCCCATCGTAAAACGACGAGACGTGGGGCGAATGGCATCATTCGCCTTGGGATCATCCACTTTCCGAGCGGGAGAAACGTTAGAAGGAAAGTCTGCCATGATTAACGCATACCCACTTTACGACGAGCAGAAGGAGAATTCTGAAGCTTGTCTAAGGCTAGCGAAGCTCCACGATTGGCACCGTCACGGGCGGCCATTTTACGAGTTTCAGCCATTGCCGCTTGAAGCTGTGCCACGTCCACGTATTCCCTGTCGCCAAATTTAGTGGTTTGGAAGCTCATGGAAAGCACGGGAGAAGAGGATTGTTGACGAGCATTGTCTGAGAGCAGGTCACGAGAAGACTGACCACGCATTTGCACGGGAATGCTTCTTCCATCGGGGAGGGGTACAATTGCTTCGTTGTACTTCCCTTCGCCCACAAGGCCGAGAGTGGGGCCTGATACAACGCCGCCATTGGCGAAGGCGCGGAACCCACCTTTTGCGACACCTCCATTGGCAAACATAAGATTTGGAGCGAAATTACCAGCAACGTCCGCGCCGCCTAGTGGATTCAATGCACCTGGGAGGCCAACTGGCCCCTGTCCACTGAATTTAAATCCTCCTCCGCCACCAAGTCCTGCAAACATTTTTGCAATACCAATGGCGATGTAAGTGGAGATCATTTGTGAAGCAGCTTGAGACAATGATTGGCCAACGCTTTGCAAGAAGCTGGCAAATACTTCTTTAGCGGTGGTGGTGCCAGAAATCATGCCAGCCACGCCAGTAGTCATTGCCTCTCCCAGCGCTTGTCCAACTGCCATCGCACCTTCAGCCGCTTGGTACTCCCAATTGGCAAGCTGTTCAAACTGATCTCTTAACGCCTTAATCTTTTCCTCCAATGAACCAGCTTCTGGCATTGAAGCCTGTAGCTGCTGAAGAGAAACAATTTGCTCAGGAGTGGCACCAAGCTCTTTGGCGCGTGATAATTGATCTTCAAAGCCACGACGCTGTTCTATGATGCCAGCTTGGCGTGGGCTAATTGCGCCAGATGCAATAGCGGCATCCTCAAGAAGTCTGTTTAGTTCTTTTTGCTGATCAATTCTCTTCTGCATTTCTTTTTCTTCGTCAGCAGCATCTTCTTTCGCCCTGTTTCTATATTCTTGTTCCGTTGTTGCCAAATCAACAGTCGCAATCGCCAATTGATTCCGCAGTTCCGAAGATCTTTCATCAAGTTCAGCTTGTGTAAATCCGAGTTTTGTCAATTGCGCTCTACTTTTTTCAAGGATTTGCAATTGAGCCTGAATTGCCTGTATATCAACAAGATTATTCCTGAATTTTACATAGTAGTCCAGCATCCTTTCAGCTTGCGCCGTGTCCGGCGCCATCGCTTCTGTTTGAGCTTTGTCAAGCTTAATATTTGCTTTTTCTAATTCCGCAAGTTGTAAAATTTCCGCGTTCACTAGTTGATCCAAACTTTTTCTTGCTCCTTTTCCTTTTCCTTTGCCATCTCCATCTCCGGCAGAAAGATCAATGGGAGTGATGGTGGCGGCAGTGGAAGGTCCTTCAAAGCGCCCTTTCATTTCACCGCGAACTTTTGGTAATTGCTCTAGCAATTGCTGACGCAGTCCTTCTGCTCTTGTCAAGCTGATCGCCCTTTGTCCGGCTCGGCCAGAAATAGGCAGCCCTAATTCTTGTGCCATTGCTTCTTGTTCCTTGCTGAAATTCTTAATTTGCAGTCCGGGGCCAGCAGCAGCTTGTAGCTGCTCCAGTTTGGAAATCCTACTTTGTATGCTTCTTTCTTGCGCCACCAATTGCTGGTAGCTCATCTGTTTCAAGGCATCGGCAGTAAGAAGTGCTGCTTTTTGCAGTTTTTCAGTTTCTTCTCTTACCCTAGAAATATGAGTGACGAGCATTTCCAGTCCAACCAAAATACTGCCAGCAACAATGCCCCCCACTGCAATCTTGGCTGCGCGAGAAGTGGTGATAAGAGTACGCAGGGCGCCTATGGTTAACTGAATATTTCCAGCCATCAACGCGAAATTAGTAATGGCCCTGATAATTCCTTGTGTAACCAAAAGATTTATGGCCGCAGTTGCCAGCCCAATATTTACAGCAAGTTTGACAAAAACTTCTCCCACTGGATTGCCCGCAATTGCATTGAACAATTGCAGTGTTCCAGAAAGAATGCCACCAAGTGCATTGAACACTCCGCTCAATGACTGGACAATAGAGACAAGAGAAGAAGCCGTGTCAGCAACAATTTCCAAGTTGCGATAAATGTTTTTAGCGTTCTCGCTCAAAAGATTAGTAGCAGGATTGATGCCTTCAATCTTCATGCCAAATGCAGCAACTGCGCTTTGCGCATCGGCTAAACCGGCAGACAATGCTGGTAAAACTACGCCAGCAATCGAATTGACAATTGGCTCAAATGCTTCATAAAGACGCATTGTTGAAGTGGCAAGATCATTTAATTGACCTTGCAATGTTTTGGCGGCACCCGCTGCGCCCTTGCCGAAGCGCTGTTCAAGAACAATGGGAAGATTAGTGAACAACTGTTCCATTGCTTTACCACTAACCAAGCCATCTTCCATTGCTTGTTTAAAATCAGCCATGCTCATGCCTGCAGCATCGGCCATTAATGACAATGCACCTGGAATCACGTCGCCAAGTTGCCCTGTCACTTCTTCGCTCATCACTTTGCCCTTGCTCGCCATCTGCGAGAATGCGTAGGTCACGCGATCCACTTGATCCGAGCTAAGTCCTAAAGTTGCTGAAGCCTGAGAAATGCCAACGAAGAGATTTTCAATCATGCCCGCATCCATTCCAGCGGGAGACATGGAAGCATAAAGCCTCAGGAAACCTTCGCGAGCGCTTTGCAATGGAATGTTAAATCGCTCAACAGTGCTATTAATAAATTCCATTGAACGAGCAGCCTGCGGCGCACCGCCCGTAATTGCATTAAGCTGATTATTGAAAGATTGAAGGGCAGTAGATGCCTGAAGAGCCTGCGCGGGAAGATCCATAAAGAAAGCAAGCGCTTTATACGCAGTACCAAATAACAACACCTGCTTAATAGCAAAGCCAAATTCTTCACCTAGCTCGCGAATGGCACCAGAAAATGGAACGCTAGAACGCTGAAGAATGGGATCAATTCCCTTGATAATTTTGCCAATTTCCAAGTAATTTTTGGGCAATGGCGAAGCGAAAGGAGTTGCTTGCCCTCTAAGCTGTTCGCTCGCTGCTCGCGGTTGTGGAACAATGGCGCCCGGCGCTGCGTAAGGAACAATGGCCCCAGTCGGACGAGCGCTTCTATACGCATAACTATAAGGAGAAGGAGGGCGCCCAGCCCCACCTCCCATTACATCCATACCACGCAAGGCAGAGCGCACGCGGGCCTCACGCTCACGACGAGCCATCATTTCCGCACGTGTTTCACCACCAATCGCCCCTGTTGAATAAACACTAGGAGTACGGCCAACGCCAGCGGGAAGCAGGCCAGCAATGCGACTAGCCCCAAGCAACGGCTGTTGTGTCGTCCCAAGACCAATACGAGTGCTTCTTACTTGCTGCTTAAGGGAATCAACAAAAGCAAATGCGGCTCCGCGTAAAATTCTTTTCAGCTCGTCACTTAATGCAGTGGGTAAATAACGTTGCGCACCAAATGCAGTGCCAGGCAATGCAGAAGGAATGGCTCCAGGAGGCAATGCCCTACCTGTTCCAGACGGACCAATTGAAACATTGCGAGGCGGCACTGTCGCAGGGAAATTAACACCAGGCAATGCGCGGCGTTGAGCAGCTTCAGCCCTAATAGCAGCGGGGTCAATACCTGCCATGCGGAACATGCCGCGAGCAATAGTATCGAGCACTTTCATGCGTGCCCGCATTAGCCCTTCCACTGCATCGAAAGCTTTATCCATCGAGGACATCATGCCCTGCTGGAAGCCTTCGCCTACATTTTGACCAATCTTTTTGAATTCACGAGACGGTGATGCAATACCAAGGATTCCTTTAACTGTCTTAATCAGGGTTTCACCAAGAGACTCAGCGGCGGCCCTGAGTTTTTCATCTTCACTATTTAATCCATTCAGGAGCCCTTTGACGCTATCTCTACCAACGGCTTCTAAGGCGGCCACTGCAGACGCCTTGCGCTTTACAATTTCTTCGTTGTATTCAATAATTCCGGCCCTAGCGGCTGCACGGTAAAGTTTTTTTACTTCTTTATCGCCAAGACCACCAGATTTTGGCCCTGGCAGTAACGCCCCGAGTCCAAGCTGCTGATTAATTGCTCCTTGAGCAGACTTCCTAGACCTGCCTAGTTCATCCAAGGCTTTGGCTAACTTAGATGCATTCTCAATTTCAGCTTTTAAATTAGTATTAACATTAAGCGTATAATTTCTGCGTCTAATATTTGCGCCAAGAGCATTAAGCTCGTTTTGCACACTACGCCTATCAAATTTAACTTGCAGTTTTAATGGAGTGCCAGCAGCAGCCGCGCCGAGCCCTGCTAATTGCTGCCTAAAAAATGCCAGGTCAAGACTTACCTTAAGCTTCAATTCGGCGTCTTGAGCTGCCATCTTGCTTTCTAATCACATTCCCTTCATTCTATAATCATTGCTCCTGATTACGCCCAGAAAAAGCCTTCAAATCATCGGCGAGCAATGCAATCACCCTGCCGTCCATTTTTCTTGTCTTCATTAAACGTTGAAGAACAATCAAGCTGGCATCAGTAACGCCAGTATCTTTCTTGATAGCTTTAGTGTCAAAGGGCAAAAAGTCTTCCGGCTTAATCTTAGACTTGCGTCCCGCCATCATTCCAGCGGCCATTGTGCCAAGCTTTGCAATGGCAACGCTCTGCACGTTGTATTTTGCCACATCGTGCTTATCAAGATATTTCAATGCACGCTTAATATCAGACAATGGCTGCAAACCAAATTGATCAGCATGCCATCGCCTATCATTAAAATCCGATGCAGAAAGCCGGAAATAAATTTCGTTCCAATCTGTTAAGTTTTTAAGCTGGAGACGTGCTCGCGCCTCCAGCATTTCTGCTACTGAGGACCATTCCTCTTCGTCGCTTTTTTTGCCGTTGCTGCCTCCAGCGTCTCAGCATTTTGCTCTTCAGCAATAAACTCCACTACTTTTGCAATAGCCTTACGTGGAAGATTTTTAGTGTCTTCCAGTTCCCAATCAGCGAGATCTTGCCATTCGCCGTCAATTAGGCCCTGACCACGTGAACGCATAAAGGCAGTGACCATACGGGCATTAGTGCTTTCCACTGAGGAACCACTAGTGATCATGCTCAAGGTTTCTTCCGTGTATTCAGAAAGCAGTTCCGCCTCAGTAATGGATCCACCACCACCTTGCAACAAGCCAAAAGCTTCATCAAGAGGAATATCTTTATCTTTTGCAATGCGCTTGGCAAGCTGCACGGCGCGAATGGTCGCCTGACTTTGAAGCTTGCTAATTTCTTCCTGCTCGATAGCCTCAGCAACAAGCCAGCCGCCATACTTCTTCAGGCGGATGCCCGGTAGAAGCTCGCAATATTCTTCGGCCTTAGTCTGCAGGAGAAAGCTGTATTTGCTCATGATCAAGAACGTTTAGCAATGCATTGAACACCTTCACTCTTTCGCTGCTAGAGCGAAATTCCTTGGGCACTTCAACCAGCATTGAATGAATTTCGTTGCTTATTCTAAGCGTCTCTTCCCGACAAGAAATAAGGCACAAGATGCCCGCTTCCAGTGCCATGCCGTCAAGTTCGCAATTAATAGCATGCACGGAGCCATCTTCGCTCCATAAATAATCAATCTTCATTTGTTCAGCGCTGCACGTACTCGCGATTTTAATGCCCTGCTAACAACGCTGCCGGCAAATAAGTTTCGCTCTTGGAAAACATCGGTCCATTGACGCGGTTCAAGATTGGTAGAAAGTCCTTCATGGACATACCACGCATAAGCTCGCCCGCTATCATTTTTCGCATCCCAATTCCATGAAGCCGTAATATCATTGCTGCCTTGCGTTATTTTGAAGCTATCTTTACCACTTCGGTAGAGAGTGCCTAAATCAAAAATATCACGAGGAGACTCAACTACTTCACCATTTTTACGGCGCGTCTCTCCAGGGTAATCCCATTTCTCATCTTTAAATTGGTCCTCAAAGTATCCATCATCAAGATCTTCTTCCGCCCATGTTTCAAACGCTTGCAAAAGCTTTTGAACAATGCGGTCAGGATTATTGAGGCTACCGCCGGAAATAATTGCACTCATGATGCAATGAGAGAACGAAGAACAAGATCGGGAATCAAGAAACGACAACGCTCGTAAGCAATGTCATCGCCCTGGAAATATCTTGGCGTGGCGTCAGGAAATCTCCTGACCATCCTGTCCATTGCCGTGGCAAGCGTATTGCTGCTGGGCGTGAATTGCGTCAAAATCACCTCCCATACTTGACTCACTTTCACAGTGCCTCCCAATGGAGAGCCAGGGTTCAAAATTGGAAACTCGCGAATAGCCACTTCAAGTCCTTTTGCTTTCCATTCATTCGGCACACTTTGCCTGCCCACTACATACACCGCAGGAAGCGTAGAGCCGTTTGGCAGTGTATAAGTGCCAATTAAATTGGGAGGTGCAGAAAGCAATTCAGTAACTGTTTCTCGAAGTTGCGCGATGTTCACAATAAAATAGCCTTCCCGTAAAGGAAGGCTAGCAAAGAACTATGGAAAGCTGAATCAGCTATTGGGTGCAGTCGGAATGATTGAACCAGTCTCTTCAGCATTCTGGTGAATGCCAATGCGACCACGGCTAATCAAATCGAAGGTGCATTCCACGAGGTTATCAGCAGGATAGCTCTCGTTGTAGTTCATCACGCAAGCAGTAAAGGCCACGCGATCATAATAATAAGTGGAGCCAGAAGCACCAAGCTGCTTGTTGATTTCCACGTACACTTCGTGGTTTTTGTCGTAGCGCGAAGCGCTAATCACTTGGAAAGCTTCGTCAAAGCTATTCGGCAGGAAGACAGTGCCATCAACGTCCTTCTGGAAGTAGGAAGTGATGGAAGCAGTGGCTTGGCTGGTAACGATCACGCTATCAGCGAAACCGCCGCCACCAAGCAGATAGAATTCCTGGTTGCCATCGTTAAAGGCAACAGAAGCCGT